TTTTATATTCAACAATGGGATTACCAAAGCCCTACCGGATTTGATCCGGCTTATGTAACTTTAAATTGTGTAGATGGATTTCAATTATTAAATTTATCAACTTTGACTACTGTTACAGGTGGGGTAGCAGGTCAGACAACCGCACAAAGAGTTAGTAGTTTATTAGATGCCGGCGATTGGCCAGGCGGCATGAGAGAAATTTCTACAACTGCAACTACAACTGTCCAGGCTGATACCGGAGCATCTAGATCATTATTATCAGCCTGTCAAACAGTAGAACAAACTGAGCTAGGTGCTTTTTTTGTTAATGAATTAGGATTTGTAGAATTTTTATCTAGGGCAGATATTGTAACATTATCGGGTGGCACACCTACATTGTTTAGTGATCAAATAGGGTCAGGCGATATTACCTACCAGGCAGTGCAATTTGATATTTCAGATGAACAAATGATTAACCAGGTTGCAGTAACACGCAGTGGCGGTATTACGCAAGTTGCCAGTGATGCGGCATCAATAAATGATTACTTTAAACATAGCAGGGTAAGAAGCGGCATTATGGAAACCGATTTAGATGCTGAAAATCAAGCATTAACAATTATTTCTTCCCGAAAAGAGCAAGGTGTTAATATCCAGTTAAACTCACTTAAGGTAGATGCTTTTGGTACAGATGACCCATCAAGGACAGTTGCAGCTTTAAATTTAGATGTTTTTGACCCAATACAGGTAACTCAAACATTCCCTAATGGCAATGTAGTATCAGATACCCTAATTGGTGGGGTGGAGTATCAAATAACCCCTAGAAGTTTTATGGTGACTTTTTCATGCGCTCAACCATTTGCGGTCGGGTTTTTGCTAGACTCTAGCGTTGATGGAATTTTAGATCAAGATTTTATTACTTATTAGGAGTGTGTAGATGGCAACCTTTGTAACCGGTCAAGTCTTAACGGCGGCTCAAATGAATAGTATCGCTAACCTTACTGTCAGAGGCGTTACTGCTACTAGTGATACCTTTGTACTTGCAGATGCTGACAATAAACTTATTACTTATGACAATGCTGCAACAATAACAATTACAATCCCACCTGAGAGCTCTGTAGCGTTCACTACAGGTACAACAATAAACATTATTAAAATTGGTGCCGGTAGTCTAACTCTTACTCAAGGTGCTGGTGTAACTATTGCCTCAGCCGCAGCTACTTCAACAAGTCCAACAATAACCACTACTTTTGGTGCTGCAAGTTGTATTAAAGTAGGAGCAAACAGTTGGTATGTAGTAGGTCGCCTAACCTAATATGTCAAGCACTATATTAGGCATCTTTGCAAATCAGACTGTAACCACTCCTTTTATTGCTGTTGCTCATAGCACTACACCTTTTGTTTCTATTTACCCTTTTACTAACGGAACTTTTGGCACAAAAGTTACAAATCCTGCGACACTGCCTGCCGGTACTGGCACTGGTATTTCATTTTCTACTGGAAATAGTTTTGTTGCAGTGTCACACAACACTACACCTTTTGTATCAGTTTACCCTTTTGCAGATGGTATTTTTGGTACAAAAGTAAGCAACCCTGCAACTTTACCTACAGGAAATGCAACTAACACAAAATTTTCCCCCGCAGGCGGTTTCATTGCAGTAACAAATGGCATAAGTCCATTTATACAAGTCTATCCTTTTACTAGTACCTTTGGCACTAAAGTGGCGGATCCTGCTACTTTGCCAGACATTAGTAATGGTTTATCTTGGTCATCTAATGGTGACCATATTGCAGTAGGCCACAATAATAGTCCATTTATCAATGTCTATCCTTTTACTACTACCTTTGGCACAAAAATTGCCGATCCTGCTACCACACCGGGCACTACAGCTAATGGCATTGCTTTTACCTCATCTAATAATTTTATTGCAGCTGGCAGTGGCACTAGTCCTTTTGTTTATGTTTATCCATTTACAGGAGCCTTCGGGACTAAGATTGCTAACCCAGCCACATTGCCTACTGGTACTGTTCAAGGTGTAGCCTTTTCACCATCTAATTCCCATATTGCACTTGCACACAATACAACACCATTTGTTACTGTTTACCCCTTTACTACAACCTTCGGGACTAAGATTGCTAACCCAGCCACATTGCCTACTGGTAATGGCCGCAGTGTGGCTTTCTCATCTAATGGTGACCATATTGCAGTTGCTCATCAAACTTCCCCCTTCATATCTGTTTATGCTTTTACTACTACCTTTGGCACTAAAGTGGCTGATCCTGCTACTTTGCCTACTGGTAATTGTGAAGATGTTACATTCACTAGATAACAAAGGAGCAACATGGATAATGAACAAACGCTACAACCATCAATAAAACAAGTACGCATTGATGAGGTTAAAAGTTATGAGTCAAACATTGACACTTACAGAAAACTTATAGCAAAACTTGATGGTGATTGGGATGCAGACTTAATACACCTAAAAGATCTTGATCCACAGGAAGCGGCAAGACAATGCGCTATGGACAGACTTGATCGCCTTGCAGTGTTGCAACAATATGATCAGATGATTAACTTGCTCAAGACTGAAATTGTTGAGTGCGCTAAAGCTCAAGCAATTTTAGATATACTCTAATTATCAAAGATGAGTATGGCAAAAATTATAGAACTCACTAGCCCTAATGGTTGGCCGGCTAGTGAGGATCGCAGGGCATTAGGTATTGAAACTTTTACAGTGCCAGGCACAAAGATTAGGTTTGCATGTGCCAAAGCCGTTGCGCCAATTTTAGTAAGTTTTGCCAAAGATTTTCATGAGCTAGTTGAGCCAATAGATCAAGGCCAAATAGATGACTGGGGTTATGCCTTTAGGCAGACTAGGGGATCAGATAGAGTATTAAGCAACCACGCATCCGGCACGGCTATTGATTTAAATGCAATTAAGCATCCGTTGGGCAAGTCAAATACATTTAATAAGCATCAGCGTAATACAATTAACCTACTCATAACTAAATATGGTTTGACCTGGGGTGGCAATTACAAACGGCGTAAAGATGATATGCACTTTGAAGTTGCGTTAAACCAAAATGAAGTTAAACAAAAAATAAAAGAGTTAGGATTAAAATGAAATTAGATAAGAAGAAAAAAGAGATTCTAAAATCTTACGCCCGAAGCCTTGCCGCCGCAACTATTACAACTGTATTGGCTTTAGTTGCAGATTGGAATCCTGAATACGCAATTTTGGCCGGTGCAATAGTCGCACCTTTGGCACGCTATTTTGATCCAGCGGATGAGAAATTTGGCATCAATAGTAAATGACTATGAATGACATCCTAGCACTGGCGGTATCAACTGCAACCATAGTAGGTTCGCTAGTTGCATCCGTGCGTTGGCTTACTAAGCATTATCTAAGTGAGCTAAAACCTGACAATAATGGGCAACATAATTTAGAAGGCCGTGTTGCAAAAATAGAAGCCAAGTTAGACACGCTTTACGAAATACTGATTTCCAAGAATTAGTCAGCCCTATCCCCTACCCTATGGCCATGAAGATGTGCGTGGTTGTACCCAGTAGGGGCAGGCCTGAAAATGCGGATCGGCTGGCCAAAGCCTTTATAGATACTAATACGGAAGCTGATTTGTATTTTATTGTAGATAATGATGATCCGAGTTGGGTGGAATACACAAACCATGACCGATACAAAGTTTTACCAGCGGATAATAAAACAGGTGGTTGCGCCGCTTCTCTTAATACCGGTTCGGTTTATTTGTTGGATATTACTAAGTTTCCTTTTTACGATTATTTTGTTTTCATGGGTGATGATCACTTACCTAGAACCGAAGGCTGGGATAAAGCCTTTATGGAAGCGTTAGGCCATAACACAGGTATTGTTTATGGTGATGATTTATTGCAAGGGGCTAACTTGCCAACAGCCTTTGGCATGAGCCGTGATTTAGTTGATGAGCTACGCGGTATGACATTCCCAGGTTGCATACATTTATTTTTTGATAACTTTGTAAAGCAATTAGGATTAGATTTAGATTATTTAAAGTTTTTACCTAATGTAATTATTGAACACCTACACCCAGTAGCAGGCAAGGCTGAAATGGATGAAGGTTATGCCAGGGTTAATCAACCTAAGTGGTATGAACAAGATTTACTTATACTGCAAAAATACCTAGCAAGCGCGGAGTATGCAGAGTTGGTCAGAAAATATAGATGAATATATTGATCACTGGGTCACATGGCTTTGTAGGCCGTGCCTTTAGGCGAGCGCTACCTTATGCCAATTTAACCTTAGTTGATTTAAAGCAAGGGGTTGATTGCCGTAAGTTTTTTCAGTTAGAGAAAAAACAATATGATCTAGTAATACATTTAGCTGCATTAGTTGGTGGCCGGATGGTTATAGAAAATGAACCATTATCACTAGCTGTTGATCTAGCCATTGATGCTGAGTTTGCTACTTGGGCTATGCGAACCGAACAGCCTTATGTAGTTTATTTTTCATCATCTGCCGCCTATCCAATAGAGCTACAAACCTTGGCAAAGAAAAAGAAGTTAAAAGAGAAGGATATAAATTTTAACAAAATAGGTAAGCCGGATATGACCTATGGCTGGACAAAACTAACCGGTGAAATGCTTATGAATTACTTGCGTGAAGAAGGCACAAAGGTATTAACCCTTAGACCCTTTAGCGGTTATGGCACTGATCAAGATTTAGATTATCCTTTTCCATCAATTATTCAGCGTGCCATAATGAACTCAAATCCATTTAACATTTGGGGTAAGGCAACTACTACCAGGGATTTTATTCACATTGATGATGTGGTTGATGCAACAATTGAGATGGTTAAAAATGAGTGTAATCAAACAGTTAATCTATGTACTGGCAGGCCTACCACCTTTTTAGAGTTAGCAAAAATAGCAATGAGTACCCTGGGATATGAAAAGACATCTGCCAATAGATTCAAGATATTGACCGATAAGCCGGCAGGTGTGGCCTATCGGGTAGGTGATCCAACAATGATGAGCGATTACTACACGCCAAAAATAACCCTGGAAGAAGGCGTTGAGCGTGCCATTCGCGGATTAGTATGATCTAAAATTAGGCATACTATGGCTACCAAAAAACCCCGAAAAGTAATAAAGCGCAAACGGCGCACACCTGGTAAA